ATCTTCAAACGCATACGAAGCCATAATACGCATCACTGCCGGTTTTATTTCTGCCGGGAGTTTTCTTAACGCCGCCACGCGATCACACCGACTGAGTGCATATTCTGTCAGCAATTCTGTTGCCCGCTCTCTGTCATTCATACTAATGCCCATTCTCCCAAGGAACGCAGAAAACCCCATCTCAGCCCGATTCTGTGTCATGCCCTGCGCGGCCATCACATCAGTGATACTCAGCGCATCTTTTGACGTTGAGGCCGATGCATCAGTCAGGCCGGGGGATTTTGGGGAGTAGTATTTCGGTAAATCTTCCAGTTTCATTTTTTGACCTGCCCTTCAAGCATTATGGGGTAAATCTTCACCCCCAGACGTCCACCAGATACTGGCTGACCACGTACAATATTGATTTCATCAAACTGTTCATCGTCGATAAGCAGTCCCGCATGCGTCAGCGCATCCAGCGGTGCTTTCAGAATGTTGTCCAGGTCACGACGACGCTTATCCGGTGGCTCTGCAATAATTTTTATTGCCAGCCGTCCGGACAGGCTTAATTTCAGTCGCTGCTGGCGAACAATAAACGCCACTGCCCGGCGATAACGCTCCCCGGCTTTTGATACAAAATATGTGCTGCCACGACGTCGCCAGTAAGTATTCACCGTCGGCGGGTAAGGCAAAACAAACTCTATACACATCAATACCCCCCTTTTACCCAAGCACACCGGTTGCAAAGGCGTGATCAAGAAAACGAAAAATTAAATCAACCTGAGAACCATGCTTTTCTTCGAACGCCAGCGGATCCGCATGAAGCTCGTTATGATGCTCCCGACACAGCGGTAGCGTGAAAATATCGTGGGCTTTTGTTCCCATTCCCCCCTGACCATGACCAATCAGGTGATGCGGATCGTCAGCTGGCTTACCACAACACGCACACGGCTGTGTCTTTACCCAGCGCGTGTATTTCTCATTAACCCAACGGCGATGTTTAGGCCGCTTCATAAACGATTCAGGAGACTCCGGATCAACGGCGATACTGGCAACCGTTTTTTTCTGTGGTGGATTTTGTTGCTGGTGGACGTGAAGTGGCAGCGCAATATTTTTTGTGCGCTGCTTCAGTATGCTGATGGCTGTCTGTTCTCCCGGTACGATGTCACTCTCACGGTATACGGAGCGGATTTTTTCCACCGGTAATCCCAGCGAACGACGCGCTACTGCCTCAGGTAGTGCATCCACCACCTGATTGCAGGCCGCCCACCAGGATAATTCGGCCAGCGATAACTCCCTCTCCTGCGTACCGTTTATTGCGTGACGTATAACATCAATCATCCAGACTGCCAGATTCTGCTGAGCAAGTTGATCGAGTGATTCTGATGTCTGGTCGCGCAGCTGGTTGTCACAGTGCCAGCACAACACCATCGCGCCGGTACCGTAACGGTGAATGACGGTTTCGCTGTGATGATAATCGCCGTGTGGCCACTGGCAGGATTTCACGTGACGTAATAACCAGTCAGACAGTGCACCTGCACCACCTGCTGCACGAATAACCCGCTCATCGCTGAAAAATGGCAGTAATGTTTTATCCTCTGCCAGCGGCTGGCGAACGGCAGGAACGACTCCGGACGGCAGACCGCGCATGTTTTTCGGTTCCGGCTCCACCAATATTCTGCCGTTATGGAATGCTGACATTGATTCACGGCCCGGCTTAAGGAGCACCATCCCGAGTTCCGGTACCAGAACAGGTCGAAGTAATACCCGCACGTTACCTCCAGATACGCTGCTGGAATGTGCGGGACGGACGCGGTGGGCGTTCGGAATAAGGGAGCCTGACGGAGATTATCCAGTGACGACGATCGAAGCTGAGATCTTTCTGAAACTCGTAACCACGTCTGCGGTAGCACTGGATCAGCCATTCGGCCTGTTCTTCAGTGCATGGGTCATGCTGGAACCAGTCAGATTTGAATGCATGAGAACGCCGCCCGTGCCTGCTGGCAGGGGCGGCGGAGTTATCCGAATTGTGTAATTTGGTATCTTGCGCCATCGGTTGTCTCTGCTGGCGCAGCAGGTGCCAGTTGTTCAGGCTGGCGTGCGGCAATATTGTCTCTGATTTCTGTTGTCGTCAACAGGCAGCGTGCTATCATCGAATAGTGTTCTATCCTACTCCGTGAGGTTTACCATGCGTACAACCCAACAATTCAGCATTACATTAACTAACGAGATGGCTGACATGGTGCGCGCCCGTGTGGCTTCCGGTGCCTATGCTTCAGAAAGCGAGGTCATTCGTGAAGGGCTTCGCGCACTGAATGAGCGCGATAAAGCAATCGAAGCGTGGTTAACGCATTCAGCCGCCCCCTCTCTTGATTCTATCCGCGAAAACCCAAACAACGGACGCTCCATTTCACAGGTTCGCGCCGCGATTCGATCCGGGAAGTAATCTGCATGACATATGAAGTCATCATTACTCCTGAGGCCGAACAACAAATAATCAACCTGCACAGATATATAACGGAGAAAGCAGGGAACATCATTGCTGACAATTATGCCAATGCGCTTCTTGATTATCTTGATGGGTTTTCTACATTCCCGCATCGGGGCAATAAACGCGATGATATTCGCCAGGGGATGCGGGTAACTCATTTCCGCCACAGAACGATTATTGCTTTTGCCGTTGATGGCAGAAAAGTCTTTATTGTCGGTATCTATCATGGTGGGCAAAGTTATGAAACCGATTTCTTATAAACTTTTACCCACATCATTCCGGTGTTAGAATAAACCGTCTGCCCCTCTCTTACTGCGGATTCGTAGGCTATATAAATCAAAGATCCCGGCTCATGTTTGTGGCGGGATCTTTTTTCGGCGATTTATCCCCAGCGGCAAATCGAATACACCACCAGCGCCACCGCCATTGCAATACCAACATTTGAGAAGGCCTCAGGCCAGCTCATTGGCGCACCTCCTTCGGCGGTTCTGGTAGCGGCATCCAGTGTGTGGCTTCACACACGATAGGCGCACCGAAACACTGCGCATACTGGAAGTCACCCGTATTATCCAGGTTAAAACCTGTAAACTGTTCACCCGTGCTGGACACAAACAGTAGTACATCAACACCAACTGGCGGCATTCGCTCACTACAGCTTATCCAACCATCCGGAGTTACCGGAGAATTGCCAGCCTTGCGCATGGCAATCTCCATGATTTCAACCATATCCCTTGGTGGAATTTTACAATGCTGACCAGTATGCTTCTGCTGCCTGGCATATTCGAGGATGTGCTCCAGCTTGATACGATTAATCATGATTTATCTCCCTGAAGCATGGCTTCGCGGCAGTCGTTCCAGCCTTCAGCATAATCACTATATGCAAGAGGCCAACCGTTTCTGTATTCACGCGGCAACTTACTAGGCACTGGCGGGGCGGCGTAAAGCTGGTGCGTTCCATCAGGCAGCGAGTGACCAACATACTCACCGAACCCGTCAACACACATGCCCCCATCTTCAATAATACATGAAGCTACAGGCTTCGCTTCCAGCGATGCCAGCGCGATAAGCGCCAGCTCACGAATTTCACCGCCGTCTATATCGTCAATGTCATCGCGGCCAGAAATGTTAGCCAGCCATTGCAGTCGCTCTTTGGTAATAGTGGTCATCTCACTCTCCTTCTATGCGAATACCAGCAGCAGTCAGTGCGGCATTGACCTCATCAGCGTAGTAGTACGTTAATCCACTTGATGATTTAGCCAGCTTGAATGGTTCTGGTAACTTCACTATGCGGGACTCCTGCTCGTCGATACGCTGTTTTGCTTCCTCCAGTTCATCCAGCAAATCAGCGATAATATCCACTTCACGATGACGGATTTCACGCTTAAACGCAGCCAAAGCTGCATCACAATCCTGCTCAGCGTTTGGACTGTCTGGTTTCTCCTGATACCACGCCAGCATCGACTGATAGTTTTGTGCCGCCTCACGCAGCGCCTGATAATTAATCCCACTCACTGGTTGCCTCCTGGAAAATAACTGCATGCCCCAGTTTCTCCGCCAGTGCCAGTTCTGCCTTAGCGCCTGCCGACCGCTGCCAGCCTTTCAGCATATAAACCGCATCCACACAACGAATCATTGCCATGCAAATATCCATGTAATGTGGCTGAGTCAGCCCGTCCGGAAGTACTGACGGGTTTAAAACGGTATGCCCTTCCCGTTTCAGTGCTTCTTCCGCCTTGTGAAATGCCTCGCGGTTGAAATTTTCATATCCCGTCATTGGACCGGCGATATAAATTCTCACCCTCACGCCTGAACCCTCCTGTCGAAATAAACGTAGTTATTCACTATGCGCAGCGGCATGCCTAATTTTCTGGCAATTTCCCTTCTTTGCATGCCTCTCTGATGCAGTTGCCGCGCCTGCTCAATATCACGCTGAGAATATTTTGCTGACTGGTGAAAATCACCACGTAACATCATGCTGATGCCCAACTCCCGTGCCTTCGTTCTCACTGCCGCTTCAGTTCGTCCGATAAGTGCGCCAATGCTTTTTACCTTCATTGTTCCCGCGCACTGCCGGAGTATCAGAATTTCAGCCCGGCACCACGTCTTCCACCCACTCACCGCTGCTGTTCTCTGGTGGCGGTAATATCCCGGAGAATATCCCGGCACTTGTTCAGCTCCCGCAGCGCGGCGCAGACTCGCTCCCACTTCTGAACCTGACCTTTTGCCCGGCGCAGCTCGCGGTTAGCCACATGCAGCGATGGTAGAATCAGGTCATCTGCTTTCGTTTCGGTGACCGATGGCTGTAACTTCACAATGTCTTCCACGATTTCTGTTTTCATTTCTTCCTGTGTCGTCGTTTCCTGGACTGGTAACGCAACACCTGCTGGCTGAGGAAAGGCTTTACCATCGGTTTCCGCTACGGATGCAGCTTCCGGCTCTGCCGGTAAATCAGCGCCCGGTATGCAGTAACGAAATTTACCGCCCTGATTTACGCGAATCAGACGCCCTTTGCTGATTGCCATGGCCAGCGATGAATTCGCCCGGCGGGAGGTAATCCCGAACATAAGTGCCAGCTCATCCGCCGTTTGTGGGCCATGTTGTTCAATCGCCTCAGTCAGCATTTGCGCTGTCACTTTCGGTACCGGTGACACTGGTTCACTTTCACCTGCCTGAGTCAGCCACCACATCGACCCCTTGTTATCCGCTTCACCACGGCGCTTCAGTTTCCACAGTTCGTTGACCGCATCTTCACGGCTGATTCCAAGGCGGGCCGCCACTACCTGTGAAGAGGCTCTTTTCAGTGCTTTCAGTGCGTCAAATACGGTTTCCATTAAAATTTCCTCCGACAAAATCGTTTCCCAGATTCAAATAAAACCAGCAGCCTTCCGGCGTTCGTATTCCTGTTTCAGCCGTTCAATTGGCGTTGGCCCTTGCGGGTGTTTCGCCCCTTCCAGTTGTCGTCGCACTGGCGGAACACTCATCCCGTTACCAACATGCTTTGCCCATTTCGTCAGTTGCCGTTCCGCAAGTCGTTTTAACTCACCCTGCGTCATCTGGCGCTCAATCCCTCTGGTACGCATTTCGAGGCAGATGTGGTACAGCACAGGCTGTGGCCACGGGTATTTATCACTCCCGTCGTATCGCCAGGATTCATTGCGCCAGCGCCGGTACTCTTCCATCACGGCATCCACCGTAAGACCAAATGGATTTGCCCCACTCTCCGAAATCAGTGCAACAAACTCAGCCAGGTCCGGGGGCCACGTTTCACCCGCCCGGCAGCGGTCCATGCACTGACGGCAGACCAGACGGATTTGCTGTTCAGTCATCGCACCAATCTGGGCAATCCAGAGCTTCGAAGGTGCGGCCCCGTTCTTCTGAGTCCAGCGGTTCGAATACACCTCCCCCATAAGCTCCCACAGCTTCCAGGCCGTTTCCGTTGCTGATAAATCCGTTGTCACGTTCCCACTGTTCGCGTGCTGCCCGGATTTCCTGAACTGCCCGTGATGCCGTGCCACCTGATGCTGCATGGCTTACCCCCTTGCTGACTGGTTTTACCTGTGCCCAGACGTGCTGCACGTGACGGGCAAATTTCTGCTCCCACTGAACCTGCGTGAAAACCTTCCCCTCTGCCATCCAGTAATCCCGGAATGCGGCAAGCTCAGCAGGTGTAAATTCCGGCTCAGGCAGAGCCATACCCCACACTGCTGCCCGTTGTCGAAAATCCGGCGACGGCTGCCAGACAGTAGTCATCGAAAATTTCCCGATGGGTTCGCTCAGGCCGTCCAGGTATTCAGGTTCGGCTGTCTGCAACGGCGCACCATTCGACTCACTGGTCGGAATACTCTCGCGCGCGTTATGTGTGGGGTTTAATTCTGTATCTGTATCTTTATCTGTCGTGACTTGTCGTGACAGATGCGTGACACGTCGTGACTCATCGTGACAATCAGCATTATGTTTCCGCAGCTTTTCCCGCTCCCGCTGCGCTCTCTTACGCTCTGCCGGGGATTTTGCCGTTTGCGAAACGTTACCATTGTCCTCTTTCAGCACCTGACGTTTTTCCCATCCGGAAATAAGGTCACCATCCAGAACCCGCCCCTGCATTGCATGCAAAATTGAATCAATTACGTCTTCCGTCACATCAAGCGCACTTGCTAAATCTTCCGTCGTGACATCAATGTGACCACGTAGTGACACGCCGTGACATGTCGTGACATTTCGTGACGCGCTCACCAGAAGGTGGATATACACTGCCATCACTGTTGCGATTGGCTGTCCTGATACCCTGGCAATCGTTCGCCACTTGGGGTCATTTGGCATGTCATGCCACAATCTGAGCCAGGCATTAGCCATACTCACCTCTTCTGATACCGAACTTTACCCACGAACTTCCGGAAGAAATCCGGTATAAATATTGTTGGTCAATGCACAACAACTGCATTACCAGGCTGACCACCACTGTTAGTCAGGGTGCCCCAGGCGATCGCTACAGCGACAAAATCATCCACATCTTTCACCAGCCGATCCCGTCGTTCGACGATCTCCCGGTAATATTCAGAACTGTGACTGCGCATACGGGCCACCAGCAAAGGCGGCATCGCCTTTTCGATCGCCGGTAACAGCGCCTGAATTTTTTCAACAGCATCAGACGTGTCCTTCTCCACCCAGCGGAAAATTTTCTGGGTATTACGAGCCAGGGCTTCCGGATGGCTGTCGTCGTACAGTTCCGGGAACGTCATCCCCAGCTCGAAATAAATCCGGGCTATTTCAGCTGCGGGAACTTTCTCACCATCAGGATGTGCCCAGGCATTCATCGCCATGCGGATGTGTTCATGCTTGATTTTCATGAATCAACCTCCATCAGCCTTTTTGGTGTTAAGTTCATATTTGTGACGTGAAGGGGACGTGATTCCAGTGTATTCGGGCCATATAAGCTCCCAGTCATTAGGTCTCAATTCTCGTCTTGTAACATGTCCTCCAGTTTCTGCTTCTATCATCAACGCACGAACAGGAGACACAGGTGAAGTTCCAGATGCCATTTGGGACAAGAAAGACGGAGACACACCAAGATTGGTCGCAAATTTTTTTGCTTCTCCAGTTTTTAATGATTTGATGAATTCCTTTAGCGTCATAATTTTTATCTCAGCACATTTAGAACAAGTAAAAGTTTATACACAACTAAATAAACCAGTCAAGTATTTGCTTATTTTGCGATTACTAAAGATAATGTATGTATGGAAACAAAAGAGATTCGGCGTTTACGCCTCAAAGAGTGGTTCAAAGACAGGACTTTGCCGCCTAAAGAGAAAAGTTACTTATCTCAGTTAATGAGCGGTAAAGCTACGTTTGGCGAAAAGGCAGCTAGACGTATTGAACAAACATATGGGATGCCTGGGGGATATCTTGATATTGAACCAGAAGACATAACAGAGTCTCCATCATCAAGATCTATAGCATTAACCCCTAACCAATTAGAATTGCTACAAATATTTAGTGCTTTCCCTGATAATGAGCAGCAGGAGATCATAAAAGAACTAAAAAACAAAAAAGAGGCTATGGAAGATCTTGTCGCACGTTGGTTGGCACGACAAGGTCGCCGAGCCTGACGGGATATATAGATATCAGATGGGCGTACTCGAAATTAGTGCTCTTAGAATTAAGATGCTTCTATTGGCAAAAGGCTGGAGCCAAGCAGGACTTGCGCGCAGAATTGGTATTGCTCAACAATCCGTGCAACGGTGGGTTTGTGGTATCTCAAGCCCTACGGCAGCTAATCTAGATAAACTATCTGAAGTAACGGGACTTCCTCAGTATTGGTTTTTCTTACCATTAAATGAAGAAAAAAAAGACAGGGCACAGGATATATTAAAAATAACCCCTAATCAAAAGGAACTACTTCAAACATTTGAGGCATTTCCAGAGGAAGATCAACAGCAAATGCTTAAAGATATGAAGGAGAAAAAAGAAGCAATGGATCGTATAGTTGCAAGGTGGTTAGCAGCACAACAAAAAGTCAACCAAGCAGAATACCAGCACTTACAAAACGAGGTTCACCATGAACACAGCCCTTTCACCGATGGTTTCTGAATTTGAAACTGTCGAGCAAGAAAACAGTTACAACGAATGGCTGCGTGCGAAAGTAGCAGCGAGCCTTGCAGATCCGCGCCCAGCAATTCCCCATGACGAGGTTGAGCGTAGAATGGCAGAACGCTTTGCTAAAATGCGCAAGGAACGGAGTGAGCAGTAAATGTTACCCGTGTTATGGCTTGAAAGCGCAGATACCGACTTGGATGATATAACCAGCTATATTGCACGCTTTGACATAGATGCGGCAGAACGTTTATGGAAACGCTTAAGGACTTGCGTTCAGCCATTATCTGAGCATCCGTATTTATACCCGCCAAGTGACAGAGTGCCAGGTTTGCGTGAAATTGTAGCTCACCCCAATTACATTATTCTGTACCGAGTGACAATTTCAGGCATTGAAATTGTTAACGTAGTTCACGCCCGCCGACAGTTCCCTGTAACACCTTAATCCCCCTAAAGCAAAACCTTCCCCCTCTCAAGAGGGAGGGTTATTCCCGCCCATCAGTTAAGTTAGATATTGACCGTTTAGTTTATTTTTGTATAAACTAATTTCACCAACCCACCCTGCCCCACAGAACGCCAGGCAATACTTCGAGTTACCCGGCAGTGGTCAGGGGTTAAGTAGCCAGCCCGAGGCGTATGAACATGACGGCGGGAACACTTTATATAACAGCGCAGCAGGTTTTTAGTTCCGCGCCCCGGCGTTAAGGGGAAATGAGGTCAACATGGATACGCTCAATCTTGGCAACAACGAATCTCTGGTATGCGGTGTGTTCCCTAACCAGGACGGCACGTTTACCGCGATGACGTATACCAAAAGTAAAAAGTTTAAAACCGAAGCTGGCGCGCGTCGCTGGTTAGCCAGAAACACTAACTGATTAGCACCAGTAAAAACAGGTTGCCACTGGTTAATTTACCCTGAAAAGTCAGGGCATAACACGAAAGCGCACGGCGAAGTTCGTATATCTGTACGGCGTCGTTAAATTTTCTTCGACCGTGCACTTCCGGTTGTGGCAATCCGCGAAATGGCGCGGCGGTAAGTATGGCTGGGGTTTCCTCCATTGCTCCAGAAAATGCACCGGGTTGTCAGGTTGACCATACGCTTAAGTGACAGCCCCGCCACAATACCCATGTGTAGTCTTTGGTGGCATCAGTTCTACTCCGTGACTGCTCTGCCACCCTTTTTAAAGTGAATTTTGTGATGCGGTGAATGCGGCTAAGCGCACGCGGAACAGTTAAAACCGTAAAGTGGTCTTTTACTGGCGTAACAGACATCAACTAACAATCCGGCGTTAATTGTTAACTGGTTAACGTCACCTGGAGGCACCAGGCACCACATCACAAAATTCATTGTTGAGGACGCGATAATGGAAACGTCACTACCAAACGTTAATACGTCTGAAGGGTGTTTTAATATTGGTATTCTGCTCAGTAACCGGGAGTTTACTGAGGACGCCATCAGGATGAGAAAATATGAGCCTTATCTTCTCAATGATAATTCCATACTCTCCAGAATTGCCCTTCTTGAACTTGGCATTTTCGGAGGGCAGCAGTGAGTTCAGCGTTTGCACTGATGATGACGGTTTTTCTTATAACAGGTGAGCCACAGAATGTGATTACCGGAATTTATGCCAGTAAAGGATCCTGCCTCCAGGCAAGAGACGAGCAAAAAATTTCTGGTGAATGTCTCCCGTTAAACAAAGTATCGCTGTACCTGAATAACGAAACACCGGCTGGATAACCCACCAGCCATATTAACGCCATACCAACGGATTAAAAATGCCAGCAATGGCAGGGATTCGTTCACCCTGAAATCTGTAATGAGGTTTAAACACAATGAGTAAAATATTTATTTGCGCCGCCATTCCTGACGAACAGGCAATAAAAAACGAGGGCGCTGTTGCTGTGGCCACTGCCATTAAAGCCGGTGATGAACGTCGCGCCCGCGCAAAATTTCACTGGCAATTCCTTGAACATTATCCGGCTGCTCAGGACTGCGCTTATAAATTTCTTGTCTGTGAGGATAAACCCGGTACACACCGCCCAGCCCTCGACTCCTGGGATGCTGAATATATGCTGGAAAACCGCTGGGATGAGGAGTCTGCTTCCTTTGTCCCGGTTGAGACTGAATCAGATCCTATGAACGTCACTTTTGACAAGCTGTCCCCTGAAGTACAGAACGCTGTCATGGTTAAGTTCGATACATGTGAAAACATCACCGTTGATATGGTGATTAGCGCACAGGAATTGTTGCAGGAAGACATGGCAACCTTCGACGGACATATCGTTGAAGCGTTGATGAAAATGCCAGAAGTTAACGCCATGTATCCGGAGATTAAACTGCATGCCATCGGGTGGGTTAAGCATAAATGTAAGCCTGGTGCCAAATGGCCAGAAATTCAGGCAGAGATGCGCATCTGGAAAAAACGTCGCGAAGGTGAACGCAAGGAAACCGGAAAATACACGTCTGTTGTTGATCTCGCCCGCGCCAAAGCCAATCAACAGTACACTGAAAATTCAACAGGAAAAATCAGCCCGGTCATTGCTGCCATTCATCGCGAATACAGGCAGACATGGAAAACACTGGATGACGAACTGGCCTACGCTCTCTGGCCTGGTGATGTGGATGCCGGAAACATTGACGGCAACATCCATCGCTGGGCAAAAAAAGAAGTTATCGACAACGACCGCGAAGACTGGAAGCGTATCTCGGCATCAATGCGCAAACAACCTGATGCACTTCTATACAGCCGTCAGACTATTTTCGGCCTTGTTCGTGAACGTCCGATCGACATTCATAAAGATCCCGTGGCGCTGAACAAATACATCACTGAATACCTGACTACAAAGGGCGTATTTGAACATGAAGAAACAGACCAGAGCCCTGCTGATGCTCTCCACCTGTCAGCAGAACAAACTGATTCAGTGGAGACGGCAGAATCCGATACTCAAAAAAATGAAATCCTGGTGGAAGCTGAACCATCTGTAGAGCGTGAAGGGCCTTTTTATTTCGTCTTTACCGATAAGGACGGGGAAAAATACGGTCGCGCAAACAAACTTTCTGGTCTGGACAAGGCGCTGGCTGCCGGGGCTACTGAAATCACGAAAGAAGAATATTTTGCCCGCAAAAACGGCACATACACGGGCTTACCGCAAAATACAGATATATCTGAACATTCAGAACAACCAGAGCCGGTAAAAGTTACCGCTGACGAAGTAAACAAAATTATGCAGGCAGCCAATATCAGCCAGCCTGACTCCGATAAGTTGCTTGCTGCATCACGTGGTGAGTTTGTTGAAGGGATTAGCGACCCGAATGATCCGAAATGGGTGAAGGGGATTGAAACCTGCGATTCTGTGAACCAGAACCAGTCAGAAACGGAACAGAACGACCAAAAAGCGGAACAAAACAGCCCAAATGCGTTACAAGACGAGCCAGAAACGAAACAATCCGAACCAGTAGCGCAACAGGAAGAGGAAAAAGTCTGTACCGCCTGCGGTCAGAGCAGTGGCGGCAACTGCCCTGATTGTGGCGCGGTGATGGGCAACGCAACCTACCAGGAAACACTCGATGAAGAAAATCAGGCTGCAGCTCAGGAGGAAATGGAAGGCTCTGGCGGCGATCACTACCACACCACAGATAATGAAAGTGGCGAGACAGCAAATCCCTTAATTAAGGTGAACGGTCATCGTGAAAGCACATCCACCAGCAGGTTGTGGCACCATCTGATGATTGACCTTGAAACAATGGGCAAAAATCCTGATGCCCCAATAAACGCTCTGGCCGGTAAGTTTTTTGATCCGGCAACCGGAGAGATGGGGCCAGAATTCAGCAAAACTATCGATCTGGAAACCGCAGGCGGAGTCATCGATCGGGACACCATTAAGTGGTGGCTGAAACAGTCACGGGAAGCACAATCAGCCATTCTGACCGATGAAATCCCGTTGGATGACGCACTGTTGCAATTACGGGAATTTATCGACGAAAACTCCGGTGAATTTTTTGTTCAGGTCTGGGGAAATGGAGCCAACTTCGACAACGTGATTTTACGCCGTTCATATGAACGGCAGGAGATCCCCTGCCCGTGGCGTTACACCAATGATCGTGATGTAAGAACGATTGTTGCCCTGGGGCTGGTGATGGATTTCGATGCTCGAAGTGTCATCACATTTGAGGGTGAACGCCATAATGCCCTGCACGATGCGCGTTACCAGGCAAAATACGTTTCAGCTATCTGGCAAAAACTGTTCCCGAATCAGGCTGATTTTTAATGTTCAACCCATATCGCCGCCCACCAGCTATAGTGGCGGCGGTCATGCTGTAAGGCACGTGACCACATGTACGAATTAACTCTATCGCCAGCAGAAATTCAAGAGATCACGAGATACGAACGGTATACAAAACAGCAACAACAGTTAAGGTTGCACGGTATCCCATTTGTACCCGGTCCTAAAAACGAACCAATAGTTCTTCGCAGTGATGTCCCGCGCGGACTGACTGCGATACCGAAAGTATCTGAACTGGTTTCTGCTGACCCCGATTTTGAGGCGCTGAACAATGGGAAGACCAAGAAAAAACAAAAAAGATAATGCACTACCGCCACGTGTTAGATCGAATGGTTACAGTTACGTATGGAAACCCGAAGGAAGCACAAAAACTATAGGGCTCGGAAGAGTGCGGGAAACCACCATAGCTAAAGTCTGGCAGAATTATGAACTGGAAAAAGCAAAACGCCACAACATAATGACCGTCGCTAAATTATGGCACATGTTTATGGATTCCCCCGCATTTACAGAACTGGCCCCCAGAACCCAAAAAGATTATCGGCAACATCAGAGGGCGTTGCTGGCAGTCTTCGGAAAAGTACTGGCTGATAATGTAAAAATTGAGCAGGTAAGAATTTTCATGGATAAACGGGGGATTGAGAGCAAGACCCAGGCAAACCATGAACTGGCAAGTCTCAGTCGTGTATACGGGTGGGGATATGAACGTGGATATGTGAAGAATAACCCATGCAAAGGAGTCAGGAAATTTACGCTTAAAGCCCGCACTGTTTACATCACAGATGAACAGTATGCGGCGATATATGCGGAAGCAATACCACAGTTACGCATTGCAATGGAGATATCCTATCTTTGTGCGGCAAGACTCGGTGATGTGCTCGAGCTGAAATGGCAGGATATTATGGATAAAGGGATCTACATTGAGCAAAACAAGACCGGCACCAAACAAATCAAGGAATGGTCTCCACGATTACGAACCGCGATCCAGTTAGCCAGAAATGTATCTTCAGGCACATGTGAATATGTGATCAACACAACCAAGGGCGGGAAGGTCATAGCTAAAACGCTAAACAACTGGTGGAACCAAGCTAAACACGCAGCCGAGAAAAAATCCGGCGTCCCGTTTGGGTGCAATTTCCATGACATAAAAGCCAAAGGGATATCAGATTACGAAGGAAGCAGTCGCGACAAACAGATTTTCAGTGGACATAAAACAGAAAATCAGGTGTTGATTTATGATCGTAAAACAAAAATCACGCCGACACTGGATTTGCCACTTGTGGTCAGCAAGTAG